CCCGGGTAAAGGCCAGGTTCAGGGGGTCGAGCGTGGTTTCGACGGTGACCTCGGCGTGCTTGGCCAGTTCGGCGTCGAGCTGCGCGATGACCTTTTCCAAGCCGGCTGCGTTCAGGTCGTAGGTGAACCCCACCGGAATCTGCGCAAGCTTGTTGCGCATGTCCGTTTCGATCCGGTCCAGATCTTTGTCGTCGGTGGTGATCTTGATCGGCGGCAGTTCAAGCTTCTCCCGGCGGAGGGCGGCGATCTTGTCAAGGACCGCCTTGTAGCCCTTCTCGTCGTCGATGTACTGGATCTCGACCTTGGCTTCCCGCTTCAGCTGCGCCAGGCGTTCCTGGGCTGCTGCGACGCTTGCGGCGTCGTCGAAGTCGATCTTGATCTTGTCCCGGGGCTTCAGGATCTCGTCGAGCTTCTTCTGGGCTGCCACGATGGAGTCATGGTCGAGCTTGACGTTCCAGGTGACGGTCTGGTTGTCGACTTCTTTCTTGAGCTGCTTGGCCTGCGCCTTGGTCTCTGCGGCTCCGGTGAGCTTCGCCTGGATCTTGATCTCGGCGTCAAGACCGGCGAGTTCCTTTTTTACCTGCCTCTGGGTTTCGCCGCGGAAGCCCTTCGCGTCAGGGCGTACCTTGATCGCGACGCTGCCTACGAGCTTTAAATCAGCCACCTGGCCATCCCATCTTTCTGAGAACGTCGAAGTTGTCCTTGGGATCCTTCGACTCTTTGGATTCCTCTCGCCATTCCGCGGGGCCCACAGTGGGCATCTCCGGCGGACCGTCCTTGCCCCAGTTCCCTGAGACAGCGATTTGCGAGTAGATTGCGTTGATTTGCATGGCTTTCAGCCGTCGGTCCAGTGTCCAGACGCGCTCTTCCATGACTGCCTCGGTGCGCGGATCCGTCAGACGGGGTGCGTCGCTGTCAGGCGCGTGGTCAATGGCCATCGCTGCGGCGAAGCGGCTTCCCTCGGGGAGATTCCGTATCATGGCGAGGATCAGGGTGATAGAGGAAAAGACCTCGCCAGCTATGTAGCTGACGAGGTCAAAGTTCCAGTACTCCTTGAGGTCCATGTAGACCTCCTCGCCATACCGGTCGATTAGCTCTCCGAGGGTTTGGCTTCCCCCAGGTCGGTCGTCTCGGAGTACTCGGTGAAGACGAACAGCCAGATCCCCAGGTCTTCCTTGCCGGCGAACTTCTCCAGCTCGGCGTGGTCACCCTTGGTACGTTCGGCTGCCTTCAGGGCGTCGGAAAGGATCTCAATCATCAGCTCGGGCTGATCGACATCGGTGTCCTCGGGAAGCGCCTCGATGCGCTTCTGGATGTCCATCGCTGCGGCAATGGACTTACGCTGGGCCTTCGGCAGCCGGAAGATCGGCTTGAAGCCGAGGATCTTCCCGTCCTCAGTTTCGATTTCAAAGTCGGGGTACTTGGATTCTGCGCCCTTGCGCAGGTCATCCAGCTTCAGTGCGGACATTAGCGGACTCCTTATATAGGGGTGTTTATTAGCTGCGGACTTATAGGTAGGGCCAGTGAGGCCGGGGTCCGCACCCGGCCCCACTGGGGTCTTTGTGCTACGGTGCGGCGATGGTCACGGTGGGGTCGGACGTGTAGCCCGATCCGCCGGCGGTGACGTTGATCGCGGTAACCACACCGCCGGTCACGACTGCGGTTGCAGCTGCACCGGTTCCTGCGCCACCGGAGAAGGTGACGGCGGGGACCGTGGTGTAGCCGGAACCACCGGAGGTGATGTTCACGGCGGAGACGGCGTTAGCCGTGCGGGTTGCCGTTGCGGTGGCGGTGGAGAGGATGACGGCCGGGGGCAGCCACTTGAAGGCGAAGCTGTTCGCCAGGTACTGCAGCGGGGTGACCCGGACCGGCAGCTGGACGAGGTTCTCGGTATCAGCGATACCCAGGTCGTCAGAGCGGAGGATGGACACCTTGGGTGCGTACACACCTGCCGTGGTCTGGCCGTCGTAGAACACGACCAGCCAGGCAACCTCGGTAGCGACCGGGTTGGCGGGAACCTCCACGTAACCGGAGCCGTCCACGAGGGCATTTGCCCCGTAGTAGAGCTTCAGGGATGCTTCGTCGAACTGGAGCAGGTTCATGATGAACGCTTCAGTGCGGGCAGCGGTGGTGGTGCGCAGGGTGCTGTTCTGCAGCGAACGCAGGGTAGTGGTTTCGCCGCCTTCGGAGGCTGCGGACAGAATGTCCTGGACGGAGGTGTGGCCCATGTGGGTCCAGGTTCCGCCGGGGTTCCGAAGGTCTGCGGGGATTGCGGTGCCGACCGGTGCCGTGTAGAAGTGGCCTACGCCAACCTTCAGTACGGCGCTGTTGTCGAGTGCCATGAGGATTCTCCTTGAAGGGGCTCAGCCCCAAAGAAAAAGCCCCGTCAGATTGACTGGGGCTTGAAGCGGTTTGTGATAGTGGATTGCGCGGGTGGCCGGACGAGGAGCCGGAAGATGGTCTCGTACCGAGCCGCGTTCTTTGGGAGCGAGGCGTACTGCACGACACTCGTTGACGTCTGCCAGTCGGCGACCTTGGAAGGGTGCGTGGATTCCTCCAGCACGGCGATTGATCCGCAGTTCGGGATGGACACCTGCAGCTGCTGCGCCTGGCGCAGTGCGTAGCGGCACATCTCCTGGAGTTCCTCGCCCTGCTCGTCGGCGTCGGGCCCGTCGGTGATCGTTGCGACCATGACAATGGCTGCCTGGAGGAACCGGTCGTCCTCGGTCTTCAGAGCCAGCGTTCCGGAGCGGCGCTCACGCCTGGCCACGATGGCCGGCGTTTTCATGTGCTCGGAAAACTGGGTGTAGATGTGGACGTCCATGCCGGCGAAGAACTGCTCGAAAATGTGCCGGAGCAGCTCGTCGGTGGAACCGAAGACAGGGAGGCTGTTTGGCTGTCCTGTCATCGCTTGCCCCTAGCGCGGGCGATGTTCTGGGCCATGACGTTGCCGAGGATGTGCAGGCCGGGGACCTGCGTGCCGTCCTTGGCGGTGTGGCCGAACTCGATCGACAGTGCGGAGCGGTCCTTGCTCGGTACGCCTCCACCGGGATCGGCGTCGTGCAGCTCTACGGTCGCGTCCAGCTTGTACGGGGGTGCAAGCGTGACGTTGACGTGTGCTGCGCCGGTCTTGTGGTGGCGGGCCAGTGAGGCTGCGGCCTCGCGGCCCATGCCGGTGGCCTTGCCGTAGACGGCCCTGCGCACGGGCTCCAGGTGGGAGACGGTGTCCTCCACGTTGCCGAACCATGTGATTTCATGAGCCATTGATCTCGTCCAAACGGTTGCGGGATCGGATGATGAACTCGACGTGGGACGTTGCCTTGGACAGGCCCACCGTGAAGCGCGGCGGGACCGCGAGGTCCCAGTCCTCACCACGGAAGGTGATCCGGGCCCAGGAACCCACGGGGGCGTCCCTGGTGATGCAGCGCATCGACTTGACCGAGACCTGGCCGGGGATTTCCGCGTCACCCTGCCGCTGTGCGGAGGAGGTGACCCAGACTTCGACGGGGATCTCTGCGGGGACACGGACCTCATCGCCGCGGGAGTTGATGACAACCACTTCCGGGTAGATGAGCATCTTCTCCCTGCCCTTATCGAGCAGGAGCGAACGGCGCATCATCACCAGTGTCCAAGCGGGAACGGTTTGTTATTGCCCCAGTCAACGGGGCAGTAGCCCCGGTCTTCAGCTGTCGTGCGGCTCCTGGGAGCCGGGCGGTCGCTGTTGGTCAGGCCGACCGACCGGACGTTGCCCTGCCGGCCGAGTGCCCTGATGATCGTGATTTCCTGGGCCGTCAGTGCGGCGCCCGAGACATAGTCCTTGTTCCGGTTGAACGTGACCATATCGCCGCGTTCCATATCGAACCCGCTGGGGTTCAGGAAGCCCCGGGCAGCCGCCGCCACGGTGATGGCGACGGCTACCGGAGGGGCAGTCTCGGCAGTCCAGTAGGGCTGCTGAGCGTAAAACCGGATCTGTTCGGATGCCTCATTGAGGACTGACGCGGCCAGCTGGACATCTTCAGACGAGGTGATCGGCTCGCCAATGCGAGCGGCCACCTGACCGACTGTTGCGAGTGCTGGCACGGGTTACTCCTACGGGGCTGCGACGGTGACGGTCGGGGTGCCGGTGTAGCCGGAGCCCGCAGCGGTCACGGTGATGGCGGTGACCTGGCCGTTGTGGATGGTCGCCACGGCAGTAGCGCCAGTGCCCGAGCCACCGGAGATGGTGACAGCCGGGGTGGAGGTGTAGCCGAAGCCCTGTGCGGTGACAGTGATCGAGCCGATGGTGGAGCCGGACTTGGTCAGGGAGGCCGTGGCAGTTGCCTTGGCACCCGGGTAGTTGCCACCCAGCGGGAAGGGCTCGCCAACGACCTCGGGGCCGGTGATCGGCTGGAGGTTGTAGGCCTTGGCCAGGAAGGAGGAAGCGGAGCCACCCGGAGTCGTGGTGGAGCCGTCGCCCGGAGCCTTCTCAACAGCGGAGCTGGAGGACTTCAGGGCCAGCTTCACGCCGCGGACGAAGTACTCGTCGGCGGAGACGATTTCGCGGCTGGAACCGTCGTAAACGGCCAGGCGATCCTTGGTGTAGGAATATCCAGCGTATAGATCGAAGACACTCCTATCAGTAAGGTAGGCGGTGTCGTAGTCCATGAGCCAGCGGAGGGCCCAGCCACCGGCGGAAGCCGTGGCACCAAAGGGAACGGAGCGCGGGATGGACGGAACGCCGGTGAACACCAAGAAACCACTTGATGCGTAGAGGTAAGCTTCATCGGCAGGGATGTGGGTCGAAGAGATGAACTTCACGCCCGCGATTGTCCCAAGTGAGGCCGTAGTGAGGGCGTTGTCGCCGGTGCCCTGATCCTTCAGGAAGCGGTTGGACTTGAGGATCTGTTCCTCGAAATCGACACCGCAGATTGCGAAGAGGGTGTCGTTGGGGGTGCGCATAAGGCGGAGGGCCTTTTTGGCTTCCACGATGGCGTTGTAGTAAACGTCCTGGTGGGTTGCCTCAGCGTCGGCCAGGCCGGTGGTGTCGTCCTTGACCAGGATCACGCGCTCGTAGGGAGCCTGCAGGATCTGGTTGAGCACGCCGTGCTCCAAGTAGGAGGACAGCGAGGAGGTCTGCGCGTCGATGATGTCGCCCCAGCCGTCCTGGAAATCCCAGTCGAGCTGCTCATCCGTCATCTTGATGGCGGAGTAGGGACGGTCAGCGGAGATCGTCAGGGTGACGACCGTTTCCTGGTACTGGTCCGTGATGATGGGCTGGCTGCGGTCATTGCGAGCCGTGTAGGTACGCACGGGGACGGTGCCCTTGACGCGGGTGGAGATGGTGTCTCCGGCGGAAGCGAAGAACGTGGTCATGTCGCTGCGCTTGGTGACGGTGTTGCTGATCACGAGCTGGTCGCGCAGAGCGGAGGCAGCTGCCTGAACCAGGACCGCCGGCTTCACCTTGAGGT